GGCAGCTTCGGCATCGACCATCCGTCGATTGCCTGATCTTCAACGCCTGACATCTAGGACTGAAATGAAGACATTCGCATACGCTTTGATCTGCGCTGCCATGCTGGCGGCTGCCGTTCTCCTCTCTGGCTGCGACGGCGACACCCGCGTGCCCGCCCAGGCAACCACCACCACGACCTCAGACGATAGCAGTTACGGCGGCTTCGGCATGTCCTACAGCGGACGCGCTGGGGTCTCCATCGGCAACGGCCTTGTCATCACCGGCAAGGGCCTCGAACTCGGCTTCGGTTTCTAAGGACAGCAGTATGAAGCGATTCAACCGAGACTACATGAACAACGCGGGACCGCGCCGGGTTGCGAACGCAGCCATGACGGTGATCGACCGCCTGCAAATCGACTTCAAGTCGCACGAGCAGGTCATGGGTGTGGCAGCTACCTTCCTGATCCTGGCCGAACACTTCGGCATCCCGGCGCAGGAAATCTTCACCGCCACCAAGAACCTCATGAACGGCATGGACGGCAAGCGTCCTGAGTTCGCCGCCGTCATGGAATACGTGAAGCACGAGATCAAGTGATCGTCTCGCAGCTCGACCTGATAGAGGCCGGGCGGACGATTTGGGGAGAGGCGAGAGGCGAGAAGGAGGAAGGGCAACAGGCTGTGGCCTGGGTCATCCTCAATCGAGCCAAGCTCGCCGACGCCTACGTGCAGCGGCACCGGAAGCCACACCCGCTATTCGGCGATGGCACCCTGCGGGGTGTCGTCACCGCCCGGTTGCAGTTCTCTTGTCGCAACGCCGACGACCCCAACTATCACCGCCTTATCGCGCTTCCACCTGAGGAAGTCGCGCCCTTCATGCAGATCATGCGCAGCGTGGTCGAAGGGCATGTGGCTGACCCGACCCTCGGCGCCACCCACTACTTGAACGCCGCCCTGTGCAACCCGTCATGGGATGACGAGGCTACCCTCACGGCCACCATCGGCCACCACAAATTCTACAAGGACGTGCCATGAAATTTCGCGCTCTGCTCGCTGCCGCTCTCCTCTGCCTGTCACTCGCTGCCTGCACCAAGCAGGACGCGCAGCAGACGGTGGAGAACTTCGGCCTCACTGATGTGCAGCTCACCGGCTACCGCTGGTTCGGTTGCGGCAAGGATGACACCTACCACACCGGCTTCATCGCGAAGCGCGGTGACCGTGTCGTGACGGGCGTGGTCTGTGAAGGCCTGATGTTCAAGGGTGCCACAGTCCGCTTCGACTGATGGTCGAATACCTTCGCATGGCGGCGTTCTGCCTCGTGCTTGCTTGCCACCTGCCGTTCCCACGGCGCTGATTTAGGTACCACCTGAGACCAGCGAAACGTCTGGCCTCCACTCCCTCTCAAGGAAAACCGAAATGTTGAACTACGCGATCATGTTGATCCGCGCAGGCGAGCCGTTGCCTGTCGATCTCACCGCCCGCCTGCTCGAAGCCGGCTATGACGTTGCAGCACTGGAGGCCAAACATGGCTGAGATCAAGGAAGTCGAAGTCAAGTCGCGCCGTGACCATACCGGCAACGGTTGCAACTATGACCGTGACATCGAGCTGTCGCGGCAGCCGGGCTGGCTGAGCATCACGAACAAAGAACACCGCAACGACGACAACACGAACCGCAGTCAGTGCCTCAACGTCTCACACCCCGCCGCGATGCAGATGCGTGACGCGCTTAACGAGATGTATCCGCTATCGCAGCCGCCTGCCGTCGAACCGACCAAGCCGAAAACCTGGAAGGGCAAGCAAGCTTACAAGGGTAACGGCAAGCACACCTGGGAGAAGGTCGCCGAAACCAAGGGCACCCGCACGGTGCGCCTCCGCGTCCCTGGTGGCTGGCTCTACACGCACGACGACGCCGTCTATCAGACGACGACCACGACTTTCGTCCCGATGCCGGATGTGTCCGGCTCCTATCCCATCTAACCCGAAAGGATCACCGCTCAATGGCTGACAAGAAGCCGAAGCGTGAAACTCTGGTGTCGCCACGCGGCATCCTGAAATACCCCCGCCTCAATGAACCGGATACCAAGTTCAAGGCTGAGGGCGAATACTCCACCAAGCTCGTGCTGACCGCCGACGAAGCGGCCCCGCTGATCGAGAAGCTGAAGACGCTCCACGCTGCCGCCGTCAAGGAAGGCAAGAAGGCGTGGTCGGAACTGAAGCCGCCGGTGCAGAAGAAGAACCCGTTCAAGGAAGTGGACTTCTACTCCGACGATCTTGATGCCGATGGCAACGAGACCGGCAACGTGGTCTTCAACTTCAAGCTCCCGGCCACCGGCAAGGACAAGGCGACGAACAAGACCTGGACGAATAAGCCGGCTCTGTTCGACGGTAAGGGCACTAAGCTCCCGCAGTCCGTTTCCGTGTGGGGCGGCAGCGAGGGCCGCATCTCGTTCGAGGTCATGCCGTTCTTTGTGGCCGCGGTCGGCGCCGGCATCTCGCTGCGCCTGAAGGCTGTGAAGATTGCCAAGCTCGTCCAAGGCGGCGAACGCGGCGCTGAAGGCTACGGCTTCGGCGATGATGGCGACGATGACGGCTACGAGTACAACGCCGAGACCGATAACGCGAAGGCATCCAGCGGCGCCGCCGATGATGATGACCTCGACAACTCGGACGAGGACGGCAACGACAGCGCAGACGGTGAAGAAGACTTCTAACCGGAGGCGCACCCCGGCCCAGGCCGCTATCGAGGAAGGATGGCGGTCTGGTCTGGAGGAAAAGATTGCCTCAGACCTGACAGCGAACGGCGTCGAGTTTGAGTACGAAAAGCGCAAGATCAAATATCTCTGGCCCGCAAGGGAATCGACCTACACGCCAGACTTCGAGGTGCTGAGTAACGGCATCATCGTTGAAACAAAGGGTCGCTTCGTTACCGAGGACAGACAGAAGCATCTGCTGGTGAAGCAGCAGCACCCCGACCTGGACATCCGCTTCGTCTTCTCCAATGCCAACACGCGCATATCCAAGACTTCAAAGACCACCTACGCAATGTGGTGCGAGAAGCATGACTTCAAGTATGCGAGCAAGGCTATCCCCAAGGAATGGCTGAATGAGCCGCCAAAGAACTGACTTCATCATCGTGCATTGCGCTGCGACCGGCCCTGACCAGGACATCGGCGCACGCGAGATCGACCGATGGCACCGCGCCCGTGGCTTCCTGAAGATCGGCTACCAGTTCGTGATCCGCCGCAACGGCGAGGTCGAGACGGGCCGAGAGCTGGACGAAGTCGGCGCACATGCCGAAGGCTACAACTCCCGCAGCGTGGGCATCTGCCTAGTGGGTGGGGTGGAAGCGGACGGCAAGACACCGCAGGATAACTTCACGCACGCTCAGTGGTCGGCATTGACCGCACTGCTGCGCGACATGAAGCAGCGCTACCCGGAGGCCAAGATCATCGGCCACCGCGAGGTATCGCGAAAGGCATGCCCGTCGTTCGACGTACAGGCATGGCTCAAGACGGTGGACATTTAGGTTCCACCTGAGGCCAGCGAAAGCCGGCACATCTTGACGACCCTAATGGCCTGGGCATCTCACCGGATGCCTGGGCCTTTTGCGTTTTTACGCTCTCGACAACTGAGAAAGGCTCACCATGAAGATCAACCAGACGAACACCGTCCTCAATCACCTGATGCAGGGCAAGAAGCTGACCCGCTTGGAGGCGCTGTTCAACTACCGCGTCCAGAACATCACAGCCCGCATCTGCGACCTGCGCGATGCCGGCATTGATGTGAAGGCCGAGGTGAAGCTCGACCCGAACGGCGGCAAGTATGCCGAGTACAGCATCCCCTTCAACGAGCGAACCTACGTCATCGACCAGGGTCACGTCAGCCGGGACAGCCACGGCAACTACATGGTGCGCAGCTAATGCTTCAGCATAACGCGGTCGGCAACGCCGCCCTCATGCGGTCCCTCGCGATGGGCAAGCGCATCCACACCGGCCCCGGTCGGCGCACGGTAATGTCGCTGCACAAGTCGGTCGAGAAGGACTTCAAGAACCAAGTCATGCGCCTCGCTCGCGGTCGCTATGTCTGGTGGCCTGCACTCCGATAACGACAGCGAATTCATCGGGCATGAGCCGTGTCCCAAGTGTGGCAGCGAGGACAACCTCGGGCGCTACAGCGACGGACACGGCCACTGCTTCGGCTGTGGACACTATGAACACGGCGACGGTGAACCTGCTGTCTCCAAGAAAGGAAAACGAGTGGAAGGCTTATTGACCGGCGAGGTCAAGGCGCTCACCAAGCGTGGCATCTCCGAGGATACCTGCCGCCACTTCGGGTATCTGATCGGCAAAAGTTCAAAGGGCAAGAGCTGTCACATCGCGCAGTACCGGGACGAGGACAACATCGTCGTCGCTCAGAAGCTGCGCTTCCCCGATAAGGACGAGGGCATGCCCTGGAAGGGTGAGCCGAAGTCTGCCCTCCCGCTATTCGGCCAGTGGCTCTGGCGTGACACCGGCAAGATGGTCGTGGTCACCGAGGGCGAGATCGACGCCATGTCGGTCAGCCAGTTGCAGGGCAACAAGTGGCCTGTGGTCTCCGTGAAGAACGGGGCGCAGGGCGCAAACAAGGACATCGCCAAGGCGGTGAAGTGGCTGGAGCAATTCGAGACCGTCGTGTTCATGCTGGACAACGACGAGCCAGGTATCGAGGCCGCGAAGGCGTGTGCCCAGGTGCTGTCTCCGGGCAAGGCCAAGATCGCCACGCTACCGCTGAAGGACGCCAACGACATGCTGGTGGCCGGGCGCGGCAAGGAAGTGATCGACGCCATCTGGAGCGCCAAGGAGTACCGACCTGACGGCGTGATCTTCCTTGACGACATTGAGGAAGAGATCATGACGCCCACCGAGATGGGCCTTCCATGGTGGAACGAGACGCTGACAGAGGCCACCTTCGGGCGGCGCTGGGGCGAGTGCGTAGGCCTCGGGGCAGGGACGGGCGTAGGTAAGACCGACTTCGTGACGCAGCAGATCGTCTTTGACGTGACGGTGCTGAAGGAGAAGGTCGGGCTGTTCTTCTTGGAGCAACCGCCGAAGGAGACCGGGCAGCGGCTGGCAGGCAAGTTCGCCGGCAAACGCTTCCATGTTCCCAACACCGGCTGGACGCCTGACGAGCTGCGGGACGCAGTGAAGCAGGTCAAGGGCAATCGAAGTATCGCCCTCTACAACCACTTCGGCCAGTGCGATTGGGAGCAGATCAAGTCCCACATCCGCTATCTCAACAAGGCACACGGCATCCGCATCTTCTACCTCGACCACCTCACGGCCCTGGCCGCAGGCACGTCGAACGAGAAGGAGGAGCTGGAGCGCATCACCGCCGAAATCTCCGGGCTGTGCCAGGAGCTGGGCATCTGGCTGCTTTTCATCAGCCATCTCTCGACGCCTGAGGGCAAGAGCCATGAAGAAGGCGGTCGGGTCATGATCCGGCACTTCAAGGGCAGCCGCGCCATCGGCTTTTGGTCGCACTTTATGTTCGGCCTGGAGCGCGATCAACAGGCGGAAGACGAGAGGGACCGGCAGACCACGACCTTCCGCGTCCTCAAGGATCGCTACACCGGTCAAGCCACCGGCAAGACCATCCTCCTCGGTTACGACCAGGAGAGTGGTCGCCTCCATGAGACCACAGGCGAGTTCGATCAGGACGGCCCCGGCTTTCCTGACGACGACGTCCCCTTCTAGCAAAGGACATTCCATGCACAAGAGCATTGTAGCTGCCCGGGCCGCTGTCGATAAGGCCGAGGCCGCGATGAAGCGTACCCTCGACAACGTCCAGAAGAAGTGCCCGCACGAACACGTCGTTCAGGCGGATTCGGTTAGCGGCGAGCAGATGCGCTTGTGCATCGACTGCGGCTTCGAGGAACACTCCTGGTGGTGGGGCAAAGGCGCCACCAATGTGGACGGCAAGAAGATCACCCTGACCACCGGCTTTGTGAAGCAGGTGGGCCGTGACGAGTTCTTCTCGCACCGCCCGTGACCCAACCTGCCTACGCGAAGATGGCAAAGGTGATCCAACTCACCGATGCCATCGAGCGCGCACGCGAAGCGGTGCTTGAACACAAGACACCCGAGTGCGCCGTCAACCTTCAGCAACTCGAACGCCAGCGCCGTGAGCTTCAAGCCACGATGCGCCCCTTCCTAGTCAAGTAAGGACAGCTATGTCGAAAGCACTCAGCGCCATCCAGGCGGTGGCCGATCTCGGCTGCGAATTGGAGAACACCCAGGCGAACCTGGAGGCCGTCAAGCAGGCGCTCATTTCGGCGAACCGCTCAAAGGATGACATGCGTGTCCGGCTCGACACAGCGGTGCAGCAGATCGCCAACATGAGCAAGCGCATGCGTGAGCTGGAGGAGATGATCGCCGCGCCCCTGTTCTGCATCGGGTTTGAAACCGAGGTCGATCAGTGCTGGCCCCGCGACTTCGTCACCTTCGACGTGCGCCCGGAGCGAGCCGCCTACCGTCTCATGTCTAGAACGTTCGTTCGCCTCTCGGAGGATGACGTGCGCGACATCGCCCGCAAGTTTGGCGAGAAGGTGGCCGAGGACATCGGCGGGCAGCTCGTGAAGCAGGTCGCTGCCGCACAAGAGGAACGCCGCCAGACCAAGGCTCGCAACTTCGCCACCGCCTACAGCACAGGCTGGACGAAGCGGCGCGGCACAGCCAAACCACGATAACAACCGACGAACAAGGACGAGGTGAAAGCCTACCTATTCGACCTCGAAAGCGATGGCT